GGATTGTTAGATACTCCAAAACGAGTTGTTAAATCCTGGACTGAACTTTACAAAGGTTATAATCAAAAAGCTGAAGACATTTTAACAGTATTTTCAAGCGATGGTTATGATCAAATTGTATTGTTAAAAAATATTGAGATGTACTCAATGTGTGAACATCATATGTTACCCTTCATAGGTAAGGCCCACGTCGCATACATACCTAATGAAAAAATTGTAGGTATTTCTAAACTCGCAAGACTTGTAGATATTTACGCCCGTCGTTTACAAATACAAGAACGTATCGGACAACAGGTAACGGATGATTTAATGAGGTTACTCAAGCCAAAAGGGGCGGCGTGTATTATTGAAGCTCAACATCTTTGTATGTTAATGCGTGGTGTAAACAAACAGAATTCCATTATGGTAACATCAAGTTTACGTGGAGTATTTTTAGACCAAGAATCAACACGTGAAGAACTAATGCAATTAATACACAGATGAAAATATATCTTGCCGGTACAGCTGTTTCCAAACCAAAAGAGGAAATAAAATTACAGGAATTATTTAAACAAGGGTGTAAATTACATTCATATTTTCATTGTGTTGATGGTTTTGAAAGAAAATGGTTTAGGATGAATACAAGAAACAAAGTAGATTTATTTTTAGATTCTGGTGCTTTTTCTGCTAAAAATAAAAACATTGAAATTGATATACAGGAATATATTGAGTTTATTAAAATAAATGAAAAACATATTAACTGTTATGCAAATTTAGATGTTATAGGTAATCCAAAAGCAACGTTAAAGAATCAAAAAATTATGGAAAAAGCTGGACTGTTTCCAGTACCAGTTTTCCATTTTGGAGAGGACCCTGAACTATATTTAAAGCCATTAATTGGTAAATATGAGTATATTGCACTTGGTGGTCTTGTTGTTGGTGCTAATAAGAGGTTAATTCCTTGGTTGGACAATACTTTTAAAAAGTATTTATTAGACAAAAATATGATGCCCCTAATTAAAGTACACGGCTTTGGAATTACTTCATTTCAATTACTTTTTAGGTATCCTTGGTTTTCTGTTGATAGTACTTCTTGGGTTGTCACTGGTCGTGTTGGTTCCATATTTATTCCAAGATATAAAAATGGTAAATGGGTTTATAATGAACCACCATTAAAAATAGCCGTATCATCTAGAAGTCCAAATTTAAAAGAAGCAGGAAGACATATTGAAACTTTATCACCAAGACAAAAACAAATATTTGTTGATTACCTTAATGATAAACATTATGTCCTTGGACGTTCAGAATTTGTAGAAAAATCACAAACATATGAATTACAAGACAATGAAAAATGGGCTGAGAAAAAACCAGTTGACAAAAAAAGTAAAAGACTTATTGAAATAATACACGAACCAGGGATAAGCAATACTTATCAACTTCGAGATGAATTAAATGTTTCTTACTATCTTGAAGTTGAAAAAGCATTACCAGAATGGCCTTGGGCTTTTGCTAAAGAAAAGAAAACTTTATTCTCATGAAGATTTATCTTGCCGCATCAGCACCTGGAAATGAAACAAAAATAGGTGTAGGAAGAACTTTTATAAAACGAAGACTTCTTAGTTATTATCTTATTGATAAAAAAATACTTAATTGTGATTTAGTTTTTCAAAATATAAAAGAAAGAAATGTTATTCGAACAAGAATTAGAACAAGAAAAAACAATACTTGATTTTAAAGGTAAATTATCAAGAATTGGTTATTCATTTACATTTGTAGAAAATGAAATGATAGGTGCAGGTACATTAATCAAATTGTTCCCAACGGAATTTGAATATGATTATGAACTTGTAATACCGTGGGTTCGCCCTGCTGTTATTACAATGAATCAATTTGATAAAATTCTTGCGGATTATCCACGTATAAATGTACCAAAACAAGCATTACACTTATCTGATGAAGATAAAATAAATTTTATGTCAGATATGATTAATGAGAATAGGTTGCATTTTTTAATCATTATACCACGTCCAAACAGTTTTTCAGATTTTTATTGGTTTGGTCGGTATTCTAAGGTATTTCCTTCAATGAAATTAACATACAGGGAGAAAGAAAAAAGTTTAGATAGAATGCATTTGCCTGTTTTTAACAGTTACCAATTTTGTAAATTACTTGATTTAAAAACCATACTTGATAAAAACTTTGTCATATGAAAATTAAAAAAGAAGATTTAAAGAGGGCTTTAGAAATTGTAAAACCTGGATTAGCAAACAAAGAAATTATTGAACAAACTACAAGTTTTGCTTTTATTGAAGGTCGTGTGGTTACTTATAATGATGAAATTAGTGTATCCCATCCAATTAAAGATTTGGAAATTACCGGAACAATAAGGGCAGAAGAACTTTACAAATTTCTTGGTAAAATAAAAGAAGAAGAAATTGATGTAAATTACACTGAAAGTGAAATTGTTTTAAAATGTGGGAGGGCAACTACTGGATTTGCAATAACAAAAGAAATTCTTTTACCGTTGAAAGAAGAAATATCTGAAAAAGGTAAATGGAAAACTATACCTACTGATTTTTGTGAAGCAATGAATTTTGCAGCAATGTCCTGTTCATCAGATATGACAAATCCTAAACTTATTTGTGTTCACGTAAATCAAAAAGGATATATTGAAGGAAGTGATAATTTTAGAATTGTTCATTACATAATTGACGAACTACCAGTTGAAACATTTCTTATACCGGCTTCTTCAGCAAAAATAGTTATAAAACTTAATCCAACTAAAATTTCTGAAGGTAATGGCTGGGTACATTTTAAAACCACGGAAGGTACGGTTATTTCCTGCCGTGTCTTTAAGGAAACATACGTTGATTCCAGCCAGTGTATAAAACCACCTAAAAATGGCAAGACCATTAAATTACCGAAGACATTAAGTGACGTTTTAGATAAAGCTATTATATTTGCAAAAAGGGAACAAACGTCTGATGAAGTAGTTGAAATAAACATACAGGAAAAGAAATTAACTGTAGAAAGTAAATCAGATTTTTCCTGGTTTAAAGAATCAATTCCTATTAAATATGAGGGTGAAACTATTTCATTTTCAGTAACTCCATATTTATTAAAAGATATTCTTAAAAAAACAAATGAATGTACTTTAAATAGTGGAACTCTTTATTTTAAGAGTGAGTCTTGGATTTATGTCACTTCCTTATTAGGATAAGTTATGGCTGGATTTTTTACTAAACACGAAACACAGTCTACTGATAGACCTGATGGTAAAAAACGTACTTGTTATGCTTGTGGATTATACAAAACTTGTGTATCCCCAAAAATGGAACCTTATGGTAACTTTAAAAAGAAAATTCTTAACATAGGAGATGCCCCTACGGAAATTGATGATGACAAAGGCAGACCATTTCAAGGTAAAGCAGGTCGTTTACTTGAACGTACTTATGCTAAATATGGAATAGATTTGTTTGAAGATTGTTTAAGTATCAATGCTGTAAATTGTCT